CTAGGTGGATTAGTATCACATTTATGCCTAGCGCGAAAAGACTTACGCCTTTTTGGTTGGTCTTTTTTTATGGTCATTTTAGGATCTCCAAATCTTATCAGTCTAATCTTTTCACCAACTTTTGCTAATACAGCAAATTTCTTAGACTTTCCTGGTGTCCTTTTTGGTTTGTTATAACCAGAGAATCGTTCGCCTCTATATGTTAATGCCATAACTTAATCATATCTTGAAACTACGTTTTTTACTATATTGCTAAATGTCTCGCTTTTTGACACAGCATCTGCGTCTAACTCAATTGCGTCATAATCAAAGTCCTGTTTCTTTAAAGATTCCTGCGGTATCTTCATAGACTTTTTTTGGTTGCCCAATTGGAGTTGTTGTATCAATTTTTCCATATCCATCTGCTATTCCTTCCTTTTTTAAAGTTTCGTAAGTTATGTTTGGTTTACCTTTGTACGCCTCTGCTGTTTTAGGATCAATTAAGCGGCCTTTTTTTACAAACCTTCTATTCATTCTAACCAAAGCTAAATCTGGATCTATTTCTGTTAAAACTAAATTTACTTTATATCCTTTATTTTTTAAATTTATAATTTCAGACTTCATTGCCTCTGGAGAACCTCCTACCCTTGGTATCACAAGGTTGTCTCCTCTTGAAATTGCAACATCAAGAACATTGTTAGATAGTATTTTAGATTCGTGATGTGCTGCGTTTGCGCCAATACCGCCCTGGTATTCTGGCAAAACTTTTTTAGCCTCGTCTGAATCTATTATAGTGGCTTTATTTTTAATTGCTAGAGGGTTAGATATCGCGCTTTTGCCAGACGCTGGAGGACCTATTACAATGTTAGCCGTTTTCTGAGAGCTTGTATTTTTTTGCATTATATTTTTTGGTATTTTTTTACCCGTTTCTAAATATGCAAGCGCTCTCCCTCCTTTATAAAGCTCATCAATTGCATTTTCATAACCTGTAATTTTTTTATTTCCAAATTCAAAAGATCTTTTTGCAGTAAATTCTGGAGTGCCGTAATTTTGCATTAATCTGGTTTCTGGTATTTTATTCATATCATCTACAGCTTTTAGTATGGCTGGATTTTCTTGTGCAAGTTTGTACTTTTGTAAATCTGTGAGCTTTGTATCTTCTAAAATATTTTTTAAATCCTGCAACGCGTCTCTTTTCAACAAACCAGATCCAACGGTTGCAGCTGCTTTGGCTGGAGCGCCTATAAAACCAAGTGCTTCCATTGGAGTGTCTGGCACAACAAAGTCTTTTATTCCTCGTCCTAGTTTTTGTAAATTAGCTATAACTGGATCTGGAGAGTATTGCTCTCTTTTTATCTTTTCAAGATCCAGGGGTGAAAGAGGAGCAGCAATACCAGTGCGGTTTTGAGGTTTAGAGAAAGGTGTTTGAACTGGAGAATCCAGGAGTTGCCTCAATTTATCTTGTGAGTTGTTGTATTTCAATGTACTGCTCTCTCTTCGTAGTAAATTATTTCTGCATCCTGGGTAACTTCGCCACCAGACATAAGGGACATGATCTTCAGAGCATGCTTTCTGTCTTTTGCTCGTATCTCTTTACCCACATAAACCATGTCGTCAACAATTACCTCAATATCAAAAATTTTGTGGTGGGACATTTCCTGTAAATAATCCTTGAGCTTGATCTTTTGCACTTTGCCTCATGTTTTCTCTGTCTCTTTCCATAATAGCATTTATTTCTGCAACATTGATCTGTGCGCCGTATTTAGCTTGCATTTCCACAACCTTAACTTTAAGTTGCGCCTCTTCAATATCTCTTTGTCTGTCATCGTCCATGATAATCTTCATTCTATCTGTTTCAGCGTCAATCATAGCCTTCTGAGCAGTAACCTGTGCCTTCTGCATCTCTGCTTGAGCGAGCATTTCCTCTGGTGAGGGCTTACTATCTTCTTGTTGTTGCGGTGGCATGGGCGGAACTTCTGTATTTATGAAAGATGATGAGTCTTTAAAGCCAGCCATTTCTATCATTTTGGTTAAAGTATTGGCATATTGCTGTAATGATACCAATGGGTTTTGAGGCCCTAATAATTGCATGATTTGCTCTTGTTTTTGCGCTACATTCTGTAGAACTGAGAACTTTTCTTGGTCTGAAGACTTAGATATAGCTACATTTACTACGATATCCTTGTCATTATCCCAGTATCTTGGATCTACTGGCACGAATTTATTGTTTAACCTGTACACATCTTGCGAATTTTGGTGTTTTATCACCAGGTTATTAACAGTCTTGAACATGTCTTTGAGTCCACCCTCTGCAAAATGTCTGCAAATAAGCTCTACTCTTCCTTGTGCGCCACTCATGGTAGCCGTTACGGCTGATGAGGTGCTAGATTGTAGAGCGTCTGCGTTAAGGCCAGCTGATGCTTTAGATACGCCAGTTCTATTTTCCTTGGCTTCGTCCAAATATCCTAATACTGGGAACGCTTCTTTACCCACAAACGGCACAGCGAATGGTTGTACCATTCCTGGCGCACGCATCCTAATAGGTTGCCCTATATCGGTGTTTAGTACGTCATCAATATTAACCTGGCCTTCAACAATACCCATGCGTGGGAAGATTGAATGACCTAGCGAGTCTAACGTATCACGCATGATTTGTGACTTAGCTGCCTGTATTGGTTTTAGGTAATCAGCAGGACATGATCCTATTGCTGTGTGCGGTTCTGGATCTGGACAGAACATACATATTGGTAGCTCGTCCCAAGGCTCTACGTTTACAACATGTATGCCGTTGCCGATAGTGCAAACCCTAACTCTTTCGTCTATGCCGTCTCCGTCATAATCATAGAATAAGTAATGCTCTACATATAAAACATCTTTCCCGCCTGAATCCCCGCGGTTTGGATATATCATATTGTCAAATGGGTTTCTCGCTTCTATCTCTTCGTATGCTTCTGGATCTACCGCACTTCCGCCGTAGCCAGCATGTTGCTCTACTTCGTCCTGGTCGTAACCCATTGCAACTAAATCAGATACAGACTTAATCATTCTGTGAGCAACATAAGACGAAGACTCAAGATCCCGTGCGTGCCTGGAAAGCAATACCTCTTCTGGTGGTATAGCCTCTATACATACCTGGTTCTTTTCTTTCAGTCTTCTGATGGTAAGATCATAACTTGCTGGTATTTCCTGGGTGACTTCCTCACCGCTCATAGGATCTATCGCAGTCATGCTTTCCATTGTGATTGACTCTTCTACAATTTCCACGTCTTTGTCTATGATTAATGCCTGGTAAGATTGCGGATCTAAATTTGTATATTCGTGCGTGGTAGCAACAATGCTGTCATCCCAGAATACTTTTACAAAACCAGTCTTTCTAACTAGTGCATCTTTAAACGCATCATACAAAACTTGGAAACCGTTATTTTTTTGTTGGATAATATAATTAATATAATCAGTTTGCTGTTCGGCAAGTTGGATATCCTCTGGACCTTTAGGTACAAACTCTACAACTTTTTTAGTGCCAAAGAATGTACGCATGATAGACGGCAACATAAATAATATGCTTTCCCTAACATCGGTAGATATGAACTCTGACTGTAGCGAGCTAGTTCCCTCTGGCGAGTCGCCTAAATAATATTCTGTTGATTCAGCTCTTTCCGCGCCAACCATGTGTATAAAATCACTAGCATCGTCCATCTCTGATTTAAGAACGCCTGCTAGGGTTTCTATGTTATTGTCATCTATATCTTTTGCCATAAATTATCCTATTCTGATTATCCTAGACTTCAGTGGTTTTTTGAAATTATAACCTAAAAAACTAGTGCTTCCACCAAAACTTGCAGCGGAGGATGCCATGGTCAATGCAAGTGCATCTGCTTTGTCGGGCGATTTAATTCCGCGCTTGCGCATTTCGTCTTTGGATTCTATTTTTATTTTACCAGTAGAAGTGTATTTATAAAGCGGTGCAGCTAGTTCTGCGACTAGCTCGTCATCGTGTGGCAGCCTGCAATCACGTTGCGTTAGCCAGTCTTTAATTGCAAACCATAATTCCGCACGCAAGTTTAAATAATTTTTTTTGCTAGAGGGCGCTTCTGAAACATTGATCCCACGCACGGGCAGGTTCTGCTCCGCAAGCCTATCCACCACGCCCGCTCCCAGGCCTATAACATCAATTAATATTTCCTGGGGACGCTCAATCGCCGTACACTCATCGTACTGGTTCTTAACAACACCACACAATTGCATAAGATCCATAGACTTAAATGACTTGATACTCATTACATGGTTTCCCTGGCGTATACACAGCGCAGAGTTATCACCGCCGAATCGCGCTACATCTAGTCCCCAGATAATCGGTGCGTTAGCAGTTAGCGAGACATCCCTATCAATCGCTGACTTAACCAATCCCATTGGTATTACAGTATCATCATCCGCGGATGGAAACTCGCCCATCACCTCCACGCGCGCGACTGTGGAATCTTCGCCGTACTGCTCAATCATGGTTTGGAATAGTTTTTGGTCTGTGCCTTCTACGGTGCGCGAGTCTATCTGTTCATTTTTCCAGAACGCACGCGCGGAGTTGAAGCTGTCATAAAATGGTCCAGTGTTTCTACGCGGGTTGGAGAAGGTAAGCCAGTATCTATTTGCTGTAGGCTCTGAAAAGAAACCCTCGGAGACAGAGTAGATGGGCGCGGGAATACCAGAAGCCTCATCCATAATTAAGCAAACTCCGTAGGAGGAGTGAATACCCGCGAAGGCGTCTGGATTCTCTTCGCTCCAGAGCTGTGCCTGGGCGTAGTAGTAACCAGTGTCTATCTTGAGGTCGTTAATGAGCGCCTCTTCAAACCAGGGAGCTGGTTTAATCGTGGTGGCAGTCTTGGTAAACCAATGAGAGTTTATAGACAGCGTAAGCCACTTACCTAGCTCTGCCCATGTTCTTGATCTGAGCTGTTGTTCGGTGTTAGCGGTAACAATAATGGTTGATCCCAACCTGGTTGATAACATCCATACAATGATCCAGGCAACTAAAGCTGACTTTCCAATACCACGTCCAGATGCCACTGCCAACCTGAACATCTCTGGTAGATCCAGGACATTATTTCTTTGTATGTGAACCGCCATTTCCATTAAAATTTTTTCTTGCCACTTTCTTGGTCCTTTAAACTCTTCCAGGGGGGTATCCTTCTGTCCCCATGGGAAGACATACTTAACAAAGTTTACTGGATTGTCTTTAATTGGTCCTGACCATAGCTCGGTCATCAGTTCTCGTTCTTGTTTTATTCCATATTTCATATTAAAAAAAATTAAAAAATTTTAGTTCAGTAGTTCTCTATATAAAGCACCCTGGACAAAACACACGGGGGGGGCTAGCTAGCACGCTCACTCCTTCGCGCCTTCGCTCTCGCGCGGGATCTTGATTAGCTGCTCGGGTTTGCCTGGCTTGTGATCTATCACGCGCGCCCGAGCCTGCGTGAGTACGTCACTTAAATTTAGATTATGTTCAACTGTTTGTTTTTCCGCCCAGGTGTCTCTGTCAGCTGATTTGAGGTAGAGCTGGATGGAGTTGAAGTCACCGTCCTGGATTTTTTCCATGAGCTTGGACGTGGCGAGCTGAAGCCCTCGCGCTTTCCCTGCGTCCAATCTCTCCTTTAATTCCGAGTTTTTTTTGTTTCTATGTTTATTGAACGTGTCCCATCCTATCCCTAAACTCCTACAAATATCCATAATTCCCATATTAAGAGACGCCAGATATTCAACCCTTTCCAGGTCAATATTTATGGGTTTCCTTCCTCGTTTTTTTGGCATTTTATTTGTCATAATCCGATTAATTATAGCTTAAATACAACACTATTAACTATTTATTACTATTAATTGCAGTATGAGTGTTGACAATAGAGTAGTATAGTGTAATATATGAATGTGGTTGTTAATTTAAAAGGAGTAAAAAATGAAAAATGTGACAATTAAGAATGTTGTTTGTTGGGGTGATCTTTACGAAGATTGCGGAATCTTGGTTAAGACATGTGAGACATGTTATGTGATAGAGCCAAAGGCCAACTGGACTAAGACAGTGAACTATTTATTAGAAGATCCTGTGGTAGCCAAGTTAGCTAATAACGGCGAGTTAGAGTTGGAGGTTGACTAATGACTAAAGAAACAATTTGCAACAAATGCAACAAAAAAATCAAACTTGGTAAACCAACAGGTTATAGATGGTTTTGGGATAACCAGTGGGAATTCTATGAGTGCGGCGGTCAAAAATTCACACCTGCGGAAGATTGGCTTAATTATAAATATACTTGTGGCGGCTGTAACACTAATGAAGATTGTGGTATTCCCTACAATTATGAGGAGGAGAAATAATGACTATTATTTATAACAAGGATGCAGCTGACAACGCTGTGACAGTTGAAAATTATCCCTGGGGATACACTCTTAAAACCAAGAGAAAATATTGGATTGAGACAACTAAGAGAGGTGACAGACTTTGTTACCAGACTCTAAACCCCAAGACTGATAAATGGTGCGCTGTTAAGAAAAGCACTTATGCTGGTATTAAAGTTCTTTATGAAGATGACCAGGGACACATCAAGACTTACACATTAAATCCTGTCTGGGATAGCAAAGAATGGCTTGCTAAGTTCCAGGAGATTGTTGATGTTACCAAGTTAACTGATGCCCAAAAAGCAAAGATCTGCGAAATGAAGACAATACACCATGTGAGAAAAATGGTTGATGTTCAGATTGTCAACACAACAATGATGGATAAAGAAGAGATAGCAAAGAAAGATGCTGAGCAAGAAAAGATAACAAAGAAACTAACTAACTATGCCAACCATGTTTATGGTAAGTGCCTGGTTAAAAACAACATAGGAGGATAGATAATGAAACCAGTAACTAGATTTATTAATTATATTTTAGAGGTTTATGAAGACGACGGCATGACCGTTGGAGAGGCTTTGAAATATACCAAAATGTATAAAAAGCTTTTCCCAAATCTTTGGAGTGAAGGAGATAGCCTGGATAGAGAAAAGGTTTATGAATTATTTTTAATGGGTAGAGCAGATGCTCTTGCCAAAGAACACAAAGAAGAGGAGGTAGCGTAATGGAATATAAATTTTACATAACAGGCAGCCATGGATACCTGGTTGTTAAAGATAGAGAGCTAGACGATCTAGGCATAGCCAACAAGATCAGCCCGTTCAGCTACCAAATGGGTAACAAAGTTTACCTGGAGGAAGATTGTGATGCTTATATGTTTATGAATACATACAAAGCAACCCAAAGAGATCCAATGATTATTGACTGGATTCACAAGGAAATACCAAAAGATAAAATGACCAGATATGACAAGGGAGTGGCATGAACATATTTATAGACATGGACGGAGTGTTGGCTGATTTTGTCAAAGGAGTAGAAGGGCCAAAGTTTTTAAACGGCCCTTTGGATCCTGGTACCTATGATGATAGAAAAAAAGATTTAAGTGACCAGGGACTGTTCCTGGAGTTACCAATTATGCCAGGTATGCAAGATCTAATTAATTATGTAAAAGGCACTGGTTTGTATTGGGAGATCTTAACAGCAACTGGTGATGTAAACAGAAAGAGAGTTGCAGCTGATAAATATTTCTGGATTAGAAAAAATGTTGATCCTGGAGTGCTTGTAACATGCACCATCAAAGGCAAACATAAGGCCGTTTATGCCAGGGAGGACCACATACTAATTGATGATAGAGCAGACAACATCAACGCCTGGATACAAGCTGGCGGTATTGGGATCCTACACAAAGACGCCCAGGACACTATCAAAAAACTTAAATTAATAGTATAAAAGAGTAGACATGTGCATTGTACATGCTATACTTAGTGGGTAATGAGGTTGTTAAATAAGGAGGAAAAAATGACTAATAAACACAAATGGAACGATGAAAGATATGTTGGTGGCATTGATGCTGGTGACAAGATCTATTACAAAGGTGACATGGCTAACATACCTGGTTGGGGAACTGTTACCAAGGTTGTGCCTTGTGAGTATTACCACAAAACAGTAACTA